TACCTCTTTTTTAGCAGGATACTTAGCTGAATAGTAAAGCTTTTTGTAGTCCTTATTTAGCTCTTTTGCTAAATGGTCTTGCCATTGATTAAATTTAGATTTTTCCATACTAAGAATTAAAAAGATTAATAAATTCTTTTAAAAAAGGATTGTCTTTCATTTCAAATAATTGACATTCGTGATATTTTCCTTGAAATAAAACATTTCCTTTTGCATCAATTACCTGATATGTTTCATTTATTAAGTGGATAATTTCCATTTTAGTTATGATTAATAAGAGCCTCTTTAACCTCGAGCCAATAGTCTACTTCTTTAATCTCTGAGTAGTTTAAAAGCAGTTCTATAAATAAGATACTACTAGCTATTGCCTCCTCTTTGCTTTGCTTAATTTTTACCTGCGAATCCTTAAATTTCTTAATAAGTTCATCGGATTTTTGCTTTGGGGTCATAGTCTAGTTATATTTAAGATGTTCCAATTTGGAACACCTATCGTTTTATTAGGCATATCGGGATGGTTAAAGATAAGCGTCCTATCGTTTTCGGTTGTATCTACTAAACGACTAACCATTACCTGTGTACCTAATCCTAATTTGTACTCGACTTCGTACATTGAGCCGGTGTGTAGCTTGTAGTTTCGTGTTTCAAAAATGAATATTTCACGTCCGCTATCTGCTTTTAATACGTCTACTATTTCTCTATTTTTCATATTCTTTCATTAATTGTTTAAGTTCTTCCATTACCTCTGGGTAGTTTACCTTCCCATAAACGGTTTGTTGTACTAAAGCTTGCGACCATTGCCTAGCGCTAAAAGGTAAAATACCCTTGGCGTTTAATCGTTCGGCTACTAATCTGTAGCTTTCTAATTTTCCTATTTTAGTCATTAAAATTTTTGTCAAAATATTCTTGCCCCCATCTTTCTATAATATGATTTCTAAGCTCTTCCTTGAAATCAAACTCATCTATAATTTTCCACCCGTTCATTAGCTGGTAATTTTCCCACTCTTCAAAGTCTTCCTTAGTTCTAAAACTCTGTGTGTGCTTCGATTGCTTTCCGTTACCCATCGATAGCGTAAAAATTGTCGGATATTTATACATGGCTAAAAAGGTAAGTCGCTTAAAGGTAGATTAACGTTTTGTTTTGGTAGGTCGGAATCGTAAATAACTTTTCCGTTACCAATGTAAACCTTTGGAGTCTTAGCGTCTCTTTCTTCTTTAGTTTGTGAAATCCAAATCGATGCGTTATTCCCGTACTGGTCGGGAGTGTCGTTTAACGAAATCGTAATGTTTACCGACTCCTCGCCTGTGCGTTTGTTAGTGTAATGAACTAAGCCTTGTAGTTTAGACTTGTTAATTTGTGAGTTAATTAGCTTTCCCATTTTATTTATTGATTTGTTGTTTACGAGTTTTGAATGCTTCTAAGTCGCTAGGAGTTAGTGAGCTTTTAAATGTGTTATAAAGTAATCCTAGTTCGTCTTCGGTGTGTACATTTGTTAACATATCTAAACGAAACTTAGGAGATTGAGCTACTGGCATACTTGAGCCTGCTGCGTCCGTGTCTTTATCGGTCACTAAACCAAGCATCGAGCTTAAAGCATAACGTCTGAAGTAAGTAACACCTGAACCATAGCTTTGGTATTCGTTCATAGCCCCTAACTTTACTAAAGGTATCGGAGTGTGGCTTTCGATTTGCTCTCCGCTTTCTACGTGGAAAAGAATAGTCTTAATCCCGTTGTCTTGCAATAGCTGAGTAAAACAAAGCTTGTGTTTCTTTAGCAATGGATTAATTACGCTAAAGATTTGAGGTAGGTCGGCGTAAGTATAGTTATGCCCTTTAGTATCCTTATGTATAATTGGGCATTCGTTTTGAAAGTCGCTAAGTGCTTTAATTAAATTTTTCATTTGAGATAATGTTTACAAGTTTAGAATTTGATTTGTGGCATTCGTGAGAGATAATATCTCGTGCTTGCCAAAGCTCTGGATTGTACGACCAAGTCATAGTGTAGATTCCAGCCGAGTCTTCGAATTGTGCTTTTAAGATGCTCATAGTTTAGATGTTTTGAATAAAGTAAATAATATAAAAGGTAAGGTAGGCGAATGCTGAAATTATGATAGCTCCAGCGATGTCGTTTTTATTGAGGTTTTTTAAGTGTTCTCTCATTTTTTTTAATAGTTTAGAATTGCCGAAGAATCCGCTCCGGCTCGGCGTTATTTTTATTTTACTTCTTTAGTATAATTTACTTTTTGTTCAGCAAGTTGAAATAATAATTGATTTTCAGCCATTAATAATCCGAATGAACCGCAATCGTAATATCTTGCGTGTAAACCGTTTACATAAATAGTAACCGAACCAAGTGAAGAAAATTCACGAGTAATTTCTTTTCCTTTGTAATTGTAAGTGTAGCGTGTAATTGTCATTTTTTTAAGTTGTTTAGAATTGTTTACCCTTTTTGTTGAAACAAAGATAACACAATTATCCCAAATAAAAAAAGTTTTTTTTAATTATTTATTTAACGGTAACAAAAAAGCCCCTAGACAATATCCAGAGGCTTTCAGTACACAATTCTAAACCTATTAACTATGAAAAACAATCTAATTTACACAATTTTTCCGTCTTTTATCATAATATTATCTACTCTAGTTTTTCCGTCTTCAATGTAAACTACCGCCATCCCATTATTATGCTGTGCAAAAGGATAGTATTTGGGGCTTAATTGGGTCAAACATCCAGCGGAATAGGTATGAAAGAACTCTTTAAACCCATTCTTTTTAGTAGTGCTAGTCGTTCTATGAACGTGACCAATCAAAGTATTACAAAACGTCTTATTAAACGTGCTTTGGCTTGGGTTCATTCCGCCAGCCATAACTTCGTGACCGTGAAGAATCAATAAATCTGCAAGCTCTATGCCTTGCCAATCGGGCACGTAAGTCATTGCAAGCTTATCTAGTCTAAAGAATTGCTCGAATTGCATCTCATGCAACTGGGCAAACTCCTCCGCCTGCTCGTTTAAATACCTTTGCCATCTATTCTCATGGTTTCCCATCTTATAATAGATAGGAATCAAAGGAAATAAGTCTCTAATCTTTTGCAAGAAGTTACGCCCCATCTCAATTTCTCTAGGAAAGTCACGCAAATCCTTTTCCTTTTCGTGTCTGGATATAGCGTAGAAGTCAAAAATATCTCCATTTAATATCAGGCAATCTATGCCTATTTCTCTTAGGTGTTTAATAGCGCATATAATTGCGCTCATTGAATGATATGGTACGTGAATGTCGGATAGTACACCAACCTTTTTAAAGTCTTCTGTGATGCGAAAGCTAGTATATTCTTTACCTAAGCTTTCTTCAATGCCAAAGTTTTCAACCTCGCTAAAGTCAAACGATTCTATAACAGCGTTCGGTCTATTCTTTTTAAAATGCTCGGAGCGAGATTTAACCGAAATACCCATTCTACTTAAATGTCGATGAAAGTTAGCTTGAGATTCAAAGCCATAGCTTGCAAAGTTTTCTCTTTCAAAGTCTACCCGTGTTAAATTGACTGAGTAGAAATGGTCTTTAATCGCTTGCGCTTTTTTATTTAATTGCATTCAGTCCGAATTTAAGATATACCCAAGCCACTAAAGCTAGGAACTCTATTAACAAAAGCCAAACTACCCACATAGGTACTCGCTCTTTTATAACCTCTTTGTCTCTATACTCAATCCATTTAACCTTTGAGTTTCGATAATTATTCTCTATCTCATTACGCATGGAATCTAAATCGATTTGAGCTTGAATATTGCCACCTACCGAGCGAATTATTACCCGACCCTGTGGAGTTGCTATCTTACTATAAAAGTTTGTTAAAAGTCCAGTAGAATCGCAAGGGCTTACGATTGTTAAAGTATCGTGAAAAGCCTTGTATTTCTCTATCGTTTTCACGGTTTGTATAGTATCGATTCTAACGAGTTCTTTGTACTCGGTTATAGTCTTACTAGGCTTGCACGAAACGAACGCAATACAAGCCAAAAGAATAAGGAATTTTTGCATGATTATGAGAAGTAAAGGTTAGCCTCCGCTTGACGTCTTCTAGTTAATCCTACTAGGACTCGACCGCCTGCCTTATTCCATTTAAGAAACTCGTCCGCTATTGTAACGTCTTTAGGGTTAGCGTTTACCTTTTTGATTAAGGTAGACTTTTGAAGTGCACCCGTGCCTAGATTATAAGCAAAAGAAACCAGTGCATCAAATTGGCTTTGAGATATATCGTCACGGCAAAACGAGTCAACCGCTTTTTCATAAGTAGAAAGTGAGTGTTTAAGAAGCTCTTCGGCTTGTTGCGGTGTTATCTTTGGGTCTTTAAGAGTTACTTTCTTACCGTTCGTATAGTACGTGTTCCCGTACCCAATCGTATTTATACCCCCAGCACATACATAAGGAGTAAGGCTCAAGCCTTCAAACTGCTTTATTAGCTCTAGTCCTTTTTGGCTTAATTTCAATATTTTCATCTAAAAGATTTAGTTTTGATTTAAGAGTAGAATTTTCACTCTTTAGGCTATGTACTTCAGCGGTTAGATGGTCAATCTTTTCGCTTAATTCTTTTACCTTATCGGTCATGTCTTGAGCCATCTCTCGCCAGATTTTAATCGCTGCCTCTGTATTCGACAACTCCCCTCCTTGAATGTCTACATTTTCTTTCTTGCGTGTGCTAAAGTATGTCGCTAATGAAGCTACTAAAGCCGTTAAAATATTTGTGAACCAATCAGGAAGGGAGTGTAACACCGCTAGTCTTTTTTAAGTTTTTGTAAAATTTGCGCCTTTGCAATGATTGCGAAATTCTCGTTATCCTTTACAAAGTTTTTAAAAGTTTCTTGGTCGCTAGAGTCTAAATCTAGT